GCCTTTTGCTTTTGAACATCGTATTCATTTTTGACCTTGATAAAACCAACGCCATTATTTTGTGGAGTCGCGATCGGCTTCTGTGCTTTCAATGTCTCTCCAACTTTTCTGTCGACCAATTCTTTCAACTGATCCTTAGTTACAACAAAATTTTCCATTCTTTTTGTCCTTAGATAATTTCCAATAATTCATCAACTGTCTTGCGTGTTGGCAAGTTTAGAGATATTGATCTTTGCATGTCGATTGCGACTGCAGAATCGATCATCTTGTATCCTTCTTTGATCTTTGACATTCCTTCTTTGATCTGCGCTTGAGTGCTTGCAGAAATTTTCTTTCCAACTCTTTTTTCGATCGCATCAAAATTAGCCTCGACTTCTTCTGTGCTTACGACTTCAGCAGGTGGCTCTGCGACAGGCGGTTCGTTGACTTGATCTTCAGTCGGTGCTGCTTCGCCTTTCAGCGCAAGCAACATTGCCTCTGCTCCACCCGCAATCAATGCGAGAGCTGAAGCTTCGGCTTCCTCAGGAGTGAAACCAAGATTCGTCACTTCTGTCGCGATTGCTTCCTTGATTGCGGGCAAAAGTTCGTCTTGAATCTTTGCTTGAATTTCAGGAGTTAACATTCGCGTTTCCTTTTTGTATTTTGAAATAATGTTTTGAATATCTTGACCGAGCGATCTCTTGATCAATGCTGTTCGATTTGCTGGTACCGAAACAACCGAAAACTCAACCAATTCACTTTTTGTATAGACCGTGACCCTTTGTCCTTCGATCGTCTGCTCTTCTGTCTCGATTGGAATGATGCCGACCGAAACGGCTCTCACAAATCCCGCATCGATCAATTTGTTAAGAGTGCGACCGTCTTCTGTAATACATTCGACCTGCATTGTTGCTTCAAGATTCTCGCCGTTCATTGCAAATCCAAGACAACGACCGATAGGCCATTTTTCAGACTCATGTTGCGCAAGCACAACGGGATTATTCATGAATGCTGAATAATCGATACCGCTCGGCACAATGACCGTTCCGTAGCGATCAATTTCAGGAGTCGAAACGACAAATTTCCAAATGTCGTTGATTTCCTTTTCTTCGTATTCTCCATTCTCTTCATTCTCGTACCCTCTTGCGAGGATCAGTTCGCGTTTAAGCAATTCCATGTTCATGCCTCTTTTGTCTTCGTTATTTTTCAATTGCTCGACTATATTTCTGCTCCATGAGAAACCTGCGTCGCCACCCCATAGTGCCCACGCAACTCGCCCTGGAGATGGATATCCCTCGTCATCAGGATCGAAACCCTCTGCTTTCTTCACGCCCTCCTGACGCGAGAAAAAAGAGAACATTCTCTTGACCGTTTCTTCAGACAGATTCTCTCCTCTCAAAATTTGGCGCGCACGAACCAAGCCGATTCTTGTCCCGCCTTTCCTTCCTTCCTCTTTCCATTTGATCGCTCGCTCGGCTTCCTCTTGCATGCCTTTGTTAGGTTTGTAAGTTTCACTCATGGTTATTCTCTCACTGGAAATAATTGGCAACGGCAATTGATAGCATTCGCTGCAGAAAGACCGCTACCGAGGGGTCTGTTGGTCAATTCGCCTCCAACATTGAACATACCCGAAGCGTTCGGAAATTTTCCATCTAGACTTCTGTGCGAGGGTCTGACTTTAGCGTCGCGTTCTGAGAGCCACATCATTTTAAAGCCATTCTCACGATAGACCGAATACTGAACACCGCTCGTGACATTCGAAGAGGTTGTTCTCGCTATTGCAGCCGCTCGCTTATCTTCAAGAAATTCAAACTTGATCTTCAACGCATTCTTGATTTCCTCGGGTGATTTGCCCGCATTTTTCAAGATTTCATTCTCCAAGTCTTTTTTCGCAACGAGCATTGACTCCTGAACCTTTTCTGCGCTTTCTTTCGTTATAGCATCGATTTGTTGCGATAAGGGCAATGGAACATCGATTGGATCGATTCCGAGCTGTGACGCGAGTTCTAGGCGTATTATTTCGCTAGATTCTTGAATCGCAAGATCGATCTCTGCTAGTTGCTCTGCGGAAACATTGATATCTTGAATGTTCGTGATGTTGAGATCGAGTTTTTGAAAGACTTGATCTTGAAGCGAGCCAATCGCATTACTTATGAGAGATTGCAATGCGAGGGTATTGTCTTGGGTCAAGAGATCGAATTGTCGCCAAAAGTAATCTCGAAGGTCTGCCGTCACATATTCGCCTCCGATATCGCTCTCGATCTTTTCTCCAATTGCTTGAAGATTTCTCGGTTGTGATTGCGGAGGGGATGCGGGCGCACCGATCATGCCAAGAGGAACAAAACCATTTGCTATGAGAGGGGAATCGCCATATGCGATTGGATCAAATCCTCTCTCTTTTCTCGCATCGTTTATTGTCTTGATTCCCCACTTGAGTTCGAATTCCTCTTGTTGCTGTTTCACAAGAGGGTCATCGTATTGGAATTTTTCCGACTCGATCAAGATCGCTTCATCCCATCTGCGAAAATGTCTTGTAAATTCCTCAGCAATATAAGACGCTTCAGGGTCGATCGTGTTCTGTCTAAAGATCGCCCATTGTACTTCCGCAGTTGCTCTGTTCTGATATTCGCCTGTGAGCATACCCGGAGGAACCCCGAACACTTGAGCGATTTGCGATCTTGTATCATTCGAAACAGAATCGTAAGATATCGCAAGCTCTCCTTTTGGAGGCAATTCAAGACCGAGACCGCTTTCAAGCAACGCCCGCAATTTGTAATCGGGCAACTCTTCATTCCATCGCGCTTTCAGTCTTGACCATTCGTCGTCATCCATTCGCTCAGGATATTTCGCAATGAGAGGAGGGACGGTATTGTTCTTAAAGAGTCGCGCAAGATATTCGGAAACTTCGTTGTTGATATTCGAGTATTCCATCGCTGCGGTTACAAGACCAACGCCGAACATATTCATTCCGACAATTTCCTCTTGTCGCGCTGCGGGATGAATGCGAGCAAGATGAATCATTTCCTTTTCAGGTATAGCGATGTTGCCCTCTTGAGCCGATTGGTAGACATAACCATCAACGAAAGTATCTGATCCTTTTATGACTCTGACCCTCGTTGGATTCAATACCCACATTTGGACAGGAACCCTGTAGCCATTCGTTGGAGTCCAAATGAAAGCATTGCCGTTGATCGATAGCCAGTTTTCAATATATGTAAAGACTTGAGACCGGGTGAAGAATGGATTCGGATTTCGCAGTAATTCATTTGTCCAATGAAATTGACCCTGTTCTTCAAGAGAGAAATTATTCATGCGATAGGATTTGAAGTCGAGATTCGCAAGCGCATTTGCTCTATGCTGAAGACATGCGAAGACCGTGCCTCGTATTGAAGCGCTTAATTCATTCCCCGCATTGACCGTTCCTACATTTCGATCTCCTGATCTTCTGTTATTCGGGTTTACGTTTCGATTTGGTCGGATCGCGTTCGCAACCCTGTCGCGTATAGTATCAAGAATTGTCATATTTTTATGCTCGGTGTTTTTCTGATTGCGTGGAATGCATAGGCAAGCGCATCGATAAAGTCATCGTGTCTATCTTGGCTCGTGCCCGTAAAATTCAAAAGTTCTTCTGTGAATTCTCTTGGAAGACTTGAGACATGAGAGATCAAGCCTTGTTCGTATCTTGCCTCTACTGGCTGAAACCTGATCACTTTGTCTCGGTCTGCTTTCATACCTACAACATTCATCCGGGTCGTTCTCTTCAGTTCTTGAACCATCCAAGCCTGTGCTTGAACAGATTCAACGCCAACAACTCTTGCTTGCCATTTGTCGTGCATCTCGATTATTCTCTTGCCTATCTCTACAAATGTCCATCGTCCTCGAATAGCATCAACGATCACGATCTCATGATCTTCTGTTACTCCAATGGCAACGATCGCAGTGAAGTCTGCTGTTTCCTTCTGACTGATCGCAAGATCCACGCCGATGTAAAAGTCTTTGCAGACTTTCGAGTCATCTGTATTGATCCATTCGCGCTTGATCTTTGATGCGCCTCGATCGATATATTCTGCAAGATATTCTTGCGCAAAGGCAAGAGAGGGTAATTGTTGTCTTGCGAGATCGATCTCACTCTTCCGAATAAGAGGGTTGTCGTAAGATGTATAGTGAAACGACGACCAGTTCGCATACAGATCAGACATTTTGTCAAGGTCATAAAAATGATTGCGACCGCTCGGCGTTGAAAAGAAAAAAGCATCGCCTTCGTGATCTGCGAGGGTTGGAAAGATAACATCGTTCCAAGCCTCTTCTCCATTTTCAGCATACGCCCACTCATCACAAATGACCCTATTGTACGCATTGCCTCTGATCGTCTCCGATCTCCAAACTCCATTGAATTCAAGATAGGAATCCTTTAGTTTGATCTCGCCCTCTTTGCATATTGCTCCAAGAGGGATGAATAACTTCTTCGCATCTCGATATCTTTTCTTAAGGTCTTGATAGCTTGGCGCCGTATAGAGTACATGCGATCCTCTTGTTTCGAGCATCGTTTCAAGAGCGAGAGCAAAAGCGAGAAAACTCTTGCCGAAACGACGACCGCAACGCACAACATTAAAACGATTATGCTCTTCAAGTATCTCATGTTGTTTCTCATGAAGTTCGATTCTAAGTTTCATGCTCTTTGCCTACATTCATTTTACCCCAAACGAATTCGATATCTGTCTCGGCTTCAGACTCTATGCCGTGAGGGTATGCGTAACGAAGCAAGAGTTCAGCTGCGCGAATGTTTCCGTTCAACGCATCATTCCTGAGTCTTGCCAAGATCGCAAAGAGAGCTGTCTTGTCTTTCTTTTCATCGCCCATGATCTCCACAAGAGATTCGCGAAGATCGGGTAACTTCTTCGGTCTTCCTTTCGGATTTCCGCTCTGTCCTTTCTTCCAGCGATTGCCTTTGCCGATTATGTTCTCGCTGTTGGGCATGATCTGTTTCTTCGTTTGTTTCTTCGTTTGTTATATTAAGCGCATGAATTCTGATCGAGTCTGTTCATCTGTCATGAATTTTCCTTTCAAACATTGGGTCGTTGTCTTGGCTCCAACTTTCTTGATTCCTCGCATACTCATACAAAGATGCTCTGCGGTCAAGCTCACCGCGACTCCTAATGGATCGAGTTCGCTCTCTATGCGATCTGCGATTTGCTGAGTGATTCTTTCTTGATTCTGTAATCTATTCGCATAATGATCCACGACTCTTGATAGCTTTGAAAGACCAACAATCTTTTTGTTCGGGATATATGCGATAGTAGCCGTTCCAAAGAATGGCGCGAGATGGTGTTCGCATAGCGAATGAAATTGTATTTCTCTTTGCACGATCATTTGATCCATACCTTCAGAATCGAAAGTAGTGAAATTGAATTCCTTTTCTTCAAGAAATTCCTTGAGAAATTTCGCATAGCGTTTCGGTGTATCTCGAAGACCCTCTCTGTGAACATCTTCACCAATGAATTGAATGATTCTTCGGACATTGTCCTCGATCGGTTCGTTCTTCATTTCCCAAGGGAATACAAGCCATTTGTCTCGAAGCTCGGGTTCAGTCGTTTTGTCGAAAAGTCCAACGAATGGCTTTGCGGTATATTTGTACCGATCTCTTGTCGACCCTGAGTCGATCAAGTCATCGATAATGATATCGCAATCATTCACGGTATCAACTGGGTTCAGCATCGCGGCGATATATTGACCGCCCCTTGGAATGCCGTAGTATTTTTTGCCCGGATCAAGTTTGCTGACCCTCTGCTTTATTTCTTCCCAAGTTACAATATATTCCATACCTTGTGATCCTGAACAGATAATTTCCAATTTGGATTCTTCAAGCAAAGGTCAATACAATGGCGAAGATTCTCTTTGTTTATTAAATTGCCGTCGCTATGCGGGCTGATCCATAGATGCGTTGCCGAAACAGAGGGTCTTGGGATATCTTGACCGATATGCCGAACATACCGCAATTCATCAACGCCACTTGGAAAATTTTTCTCGATTACATGCTCTGCTACTTTTGGGGAAACGCATATAAAGTCAAGACCGATATCGCAAGGATGAAGACCCGAAGTCTCAACCGCTTGAAAGAATCCACGATCTTTGAAGAAAGAAACAATTTCTTCTGTTAACTGATCAAGAGGCTCGCCCCCTGTCCAAGTTATCTCGAAGCACTCAGGATTCGTCTTGCGCATCCATATGAGGATATCTTCAAGACTCTTTGCGCTTCCTGATTCGAATTCTGTGTCGCATCTCACGCCTGAAGCGTAACAAGCATGCTTCGCTTTACAACCCTGTAATCGAATGAAGAATGTCGGGGTTCCTTTTCGGGCGCCCTCTGCTTGTAATGAATAGAACATTTCTGATACATTTAGTTTCATCACTTTTCTCCTCTACGATAAACAGCAGAACACTTTCTTGTCTCCTCAACCCTGCACTCGAGTAAAATTATACCTGTGTCTTCAAGCAAGGCGGGAGCGATCTCTGTCACGAGGTGTTCTGCGATATTCTCTGCGGTTGGGTTAAATGGCACAACAACTATGCTTTCTCTTGATATTTCTTGTAGCGCCTGAAGCATTGGGTCATTCTTCCAAATTAAAGTTTTGTGATCGAATTCATTCTCGATCCACATGCACAATTTTTCTTTGATAACTGAGAAATCTATCACGCGTCCTAAATGATCGAGAGCTTCAGAGGCGCAAACGAAATGTATACGATAATTATGACCGTGAATGAATCGACATTTGGATTCATGACCAACGACCCTATGACCGCAAGAGATATCGTGATATCTTTCTGCTATGTATGTATTCTTCATAACCACCCCATCGCTTTTGCTTCAAGGTACCCTTTTGCTCTCAGGATGGATGCGGGGTTATTAAGCTCACCAAGACCCCACTCATTCACAATCTCTGATCCATTGTAATCGGTCATGGTCTTTTCAACAATGATCTTCAAGACTCCAAGATCCTTAGCCAGTTTCCAAGTCTCTGCTTTCGTGAGATACATGAGAGGGGTATGGATTCTGATATCTCCAATGCTAACGCCAAGCGTTAGTGCGAGTTGAAGAGCATCGATCGTTGATCTTCTACAATCGGGGTACCCTGAGTAATCTGTTTGACAAACGCCAGTCGCGATATCTTGAATGCCATGGTCTGCGCAATAAGATCCCGCGATCGAAAGAAAAACAAGATTCCTTCCGGCAACGAAACTTGCGGGCAAATTATCTCCAATCTTACTTGCTTCATTGTGATCGCCACCCTCTGTGAGAGAGCTTGAAGAGAATATCCCTTTCAAGTTGTATATCTTGAATGGAACATTCGCCTCTTCAGCAATTTCTTTTGCTTTCTCGAGTTCGATCGCGTGAGACTGACCGTAATCAAATCCAATCGCATGAACCTCTGCGAAGCGATCTTTTGCCCAATAAAGACAAGTTGTTGAATCTTGACCGCCTGATAGCAAGACAAGACATTTATCTTTTTTCATTCTTTCCTCTTCTGTTTTCATGACTGTTCCAAATATAGCTACCTCGCGCAATATCTCGAAGCAAATAAGAATCTTTTCCTTTGCTGAAGAATACCCCATACCAAAAAAGACCACCGATCGCTTTCAGAATGATTTGCGCAAGAAATATATCTTTGTCAAGATTCCCGAACGCGATCATTTGGAATACTATTGAATCTGCGAGAATCGCAACAAGATCGCTCCCGTTCACCTTCAAGAAATATCCTCTGTCTATATTCATTCTGTAAAATAGACTCGCGAGCATTTGAGAGATCACGAATGATCCTGAAGAGGCGATTGCGATTGCTTGAGTATCTTTATTGACCAAGAATGTTATCGCGCCTCCTGCAAGGGTTATTGCGCCTATTTTCGCTATTAGGTCGTTACCTTTCCATTTCTCATGAAAATAACATCGCATTGCGTAATCGAATGGCATCAAGAAAAGCGACGCAAAGATTATTCCTGATCTTCCAAACCATAGAACACTAAAGTTTGAAAGAATGATCGCAAGCAAATAGAGACTAATCCTGAGGACCTGCATAATGGGTGTATTGTTTCATGAGATATTCAAGTTGTAACAAATGGCAAGCATTGTAAAAGATCATGCCCTCTGTTTTCTTCAGCCCTGACATTTCCATCAGTTCGATTGCTCGGTCGTAGTATTGCTCTCGAAGCACATCTTTGTTGAGCAAACCTTTTTTGACCGTGAAGGTCTTATTTCCATTGTTGTATCTGAAGAACCCAAACTTATTGAATGCTGTCCAAGATGTAGAGTCAGCAGATGAACAGAAAGACAAATTGCGCATGAGTTTATTCTCTGTGCAACCAAGCAAATGAATATCGATTTCGGGTTTCTTATTCTTCACATAATGAGCAATCTTTTCGACATACGATCTCTTGCCACTGAAACGAAGCTCGGGTATCGATAGTGCGATGTAATCAGAAAACTCGATCAAGCGATCAAGACCCTTTTGTCCATCTTCAAGATGAAAGACATTGATTATTCGATTGTTCGGAAGATCGCGCCTCATTCGCTCTCTGTAATACCATGCGTTTTCTACTCCAAATAGTTTCTGACTATCTACTTCAACGACCGAACCTGTGAAATTTTCTTCAAGAGTCAATTCAACCAATTTGTGATACCATGAGTCTATAAATTCCTTGCTCCAATTCGCTTTCGCAGCCCCGAAAACAAGAGAAAAGATTCCCGAGTCTTGAATCGAATGTTTTGAGTATTTGAGATTATTCGCAACAATCTCTTTGTAGCCCTCTTTTCCTCTCTGATACCCGTGCTTGATTCCGAATGAATCTGCGAGATAAGGAAAGATCGTGAAAAGAACATATTTTGATTCAATACCTCTGAGTATCAAGTTTGATCGGATAAGGGATTCACCCCCCGCGAAGTGAATCTTCAGGTTACGACAATTTTCTGCGATCATTCGGCGCCTCTCTTGCGATTTTTTCGCTTCATGCGGTAAATGAATCGCAATTCTGCATAATTATCGCAGGACAATGGGTTTATGTGCGAAATTTCACTTGTTCTGATCTTTGGCAATGCTGAAAAAAGATCTTTGTTGATCTTCACCCTCTCTTGTAAGATGCTTTTGAGTTTCTTTCTCATAAACCAAGCAACCTTGCGACTATTTCCTCTCTTGATCCTGAATGTTTCTTGAATGCTTCAAGAACAGAATTGTAATCGTCTTCGGTATATTCAAGAATGATCTTGAAACTTTCCTCTTTCTCTTCAGGTTCATCCATTTTGAAGAGGTCTTCAAGATTATCCATTGTGTCGAATCCCGGGATGCGCAAACCCCAATCTTCAAGAGATTCTGCGTCCCATTCGTTAGCAAGCATTTCAAAGTTCCACTCTCCATACCCGAGGTTATCTTTCACGATGAATTCTCGTTGCTTTTCTTCATTCCAATCAACAACCTCGACTTCAATTTCTTTCACGCCCGCTTCCTTGAGCGCCTTGAGTCTCATATTGCCTCCAAGAACAAACAAGTCTTTATTCACAACGAGCTTTCGAACAGCAAGCATTTCGGGAAACTCTTGAATCGATTTCACGAGTTTCTTAAAGTTTTCATCTCGAATATACCGAGGGTTATCCGGGTTCTCCTTTATCTTTTCGATCTTGACCTTCATACTATCTCCATAATTGCGTTTTGTGATGCGTTTATCTATTCCTGCGCTAATTTTATCGCATGTCTCTTGAAATTCGCTTCCTGAGCCGTTTATGCGCGAAATAGACCTATTTTCTTCATTTGCTAAGATACAAACCGAGAATCGTGCCAAGACCGAGTGCTCCGAAGATCGCGGCGAAAGGGAAAGGCGCTTCTGTTTCGATCGGCTTCAAGATTTCTCTTGTCATGATCGTGTCGGGTCTTGGCTTGAAGACGAGAGAGAATGATCCTCTGCGATCCTGATAATTGAATGCGAGATTCAAAGTGTCGCCAGTTGGCACAATGACTGAATCGGCTTGCGCAACAAAGGCCGTATCATTGCAGGGTATTTCTTCAGAAACAAATATAACTGAATCCTTGGTCTTCCAAGAAACAGACTTGACTTTTATAGTATCTGTGATGAATACAGGGCGCTCCATTATTTGAACAGAATGAAGAGTATCGATCTTGATTCTCTGAGGAATGACCGAACATGATCTCCATTCTGTCATGATCGCTACAAATGACCCAACAAGAACACCCAAGATCGCAAATGTCACATTTCTATTCATCATGGCAATATAGCTCCGTTTCTTATTTCATGGTTTCTGACATTCCCATCGCGTTCAATTATTGCAAAGCCATGTTGCGAGTCTGAGTGCATCATGTAGCCCTGTGATAGTTTACAAAGGCACCCTGTTGTGAAAGCATCGCGATATATGCCGTCTGTGCCTTTCTTTACAAAATGACCGATCTTGTGAACATGACCCATGAGCGAAGAATGAGCCGTGCGATCGTAAAGCTTTCGAGCTGCGTTCGTTCCTGAAACTCGAATTTCATGCCCATGGAAAACATGGATATTGTTCACGATCATGTAGCGCAAAGACTCTACATACCCGATACCCTTTGCTTCAAGATCAAGAATCTTTGGAAGATCGACAATTCCATCGAGTGCTTCAGCATTCGCCATGATATATCTTTGAAGACGATCCTCATGGTTCCCCTCTTTGAAATATATCTTTGTGTGAGGGAAATCGATTGCGATCGCTGAAAGCAAAGACTTCGCAAGAGTTACTTCGTGGAGATATTTTGGAGTCTTGGAATTTTTTGGATGTGTAGAGATTTCTGTCGAGTCAAGAGTATCGCCGTTCAAGATCAAGAAATCGATTCGTTCCTTTTTCAAATATGTAAGCGCCGAAGTGATCGCTTGCTTATCATGAATCCCGAGATGGATATCAGACAAGATCGCAGTCTTTCCTTCGATCGTTATCGGGTTGAAAGTTTCTTCACGACCATCAGGAAAGTCGTTGAGCCATTCCGAAACAAAAGAATCGATTTCTTCGATCTTCGGAAGTTGACCTCCGCTTTTTTTCTTACGAAGCACTTCGCGAACGAATCCATATTCCTCTTGCGAGACTCTGATCCTGATATGTCTGTCAGATTTTTCTTTCATTAACTCATGCTTGTAAGAATTATTTGTCTCGCATCCTCTTCCGTTCCATCAATTCCTGTTTCCGTATTCCATAGGTTGCCATTTTCATCTATGAATTTCCAAAGCATTACGGGTTTATTATCAGACCATGCAATTGCTTGTCCGTTTGAATCCCATTCAATTGGATAACCTGTT